GCTCTCGCGCGATCAGCCCCGAGTCTTGCTGATGCCATTCGTCTGTTGTAGTCTTCAAAAATTCTCTCACGAACCTCTAGCTCTGCATTAACTCCTTTGTTTGCTTCGTCAGCGGCAGCTTTTTTTGCCGATCTATCCAAAAAGGCAAGCTGATCTGAATAGTTCTTAACCTTGCCGGCTAACTTGTCGTAATCGACACCAAGTTCTTGAGCTTTTTTACGGAGCTGCTCTTTTGTATTGACAAGCTCTAATTCTTGGCTTGCGGTTCGGCTATTAAGTTTTGAAAGTTCATTCGCCCTGCTTGTCAGTTTTTCAAGTTCTGACGCGCTTTTTTTATAAGCTGCATTTGCATCGGCTTGCCGCTCTTCAATCGTTTTTGCATTCCGCGCAACCACTGCCCCTATTGCGGCAATACCTGCGACGACTAGACTTATGGGGCCAAGAGCTGCTGCTACGGAAAAGCCAAGCACGGCGGCAAATTTTCCGAGCGCGAACGTGGCGATTGGTATAGTAATAGCAAGAGCGCCGAATACAACACTCGTTGAGCTTAGACCATCGAGAAGCTCTGTAAAACGTGTTATTAATCCTGTTAGCGTGTTAAGAATACCAGTATACGCCGGCTGAAGCTTCTGCCCCAAAGTCTGGGATAATGCCAAAGACGCGCCGTCGAATCTGACCTGAGCCTGAGCGCCGCTATTTAAGAACTTTTCGTAATCACCCGCGAGCTTGCCGCCTTTCTCGATAACCGCGTTTATGAGCTTTTGTTTTGCTGTCGCGTCGCTTGAAACCTTGGCATAGCCACCGAGAGACTTGACCACCTTTACGATAGACGGATCCATGTTCTCGGCGAGCTCCGCCGAACCGGTTTGCAAAAATTTTACGAAATCGGCGACCCCTTGGCCTGCATCCCCGACAATGTTATTGAAAGAAGAAACTTTCTTCGCAGCGTCGAGAAGCTGAAAAGCTTTGTCTGCCTGTATGCCCTGAGCAATCAGGGTTTTCATTGACGTTGACGCTTGGTCTATTGATAAGACGCCATCGCTTGAAAGCGTCTGAACGGATTTTTTCAGAGCTTCAAAACTGTTGCCGGTGAGTTTTGCCGTCGCCTGTAATCCTAGAAGCGTCTTTTCAAGCTTGTTGAACTCCGTAACCGATGACCGCAGAAAGCCGGTAACTTTGGCCGCAAGCGCGCCGCCGACTATCGCATTAAACGCGTCCGCGAAACCTTGCCCGGTTTTCTTGCCGGTTTCTTTCCCTTGTGCCTCAACCTGTGCAAGCGCCTTCTTAATGTCGCCAAGGTCTGCCTGTAGCTTTAAAATTAGTTCGTCAACGATCACGCAAAGCCCCCGCTATCTTTTCGAGAGTCACCGGCCGAGTGTATTCGACAAATCCACAAGGCATAGTGATTGCTATGCCGTCATTTTGCTGAGCGCCTTGCTCTACCCATTGCGCGTATTTATAGGCGATGCGGTAGACCATAGCCCGCCCGATGATTCGCATACGCCGGCATCGGCGGTAGACGTAAACCGGCGTCATTATTGCGATCAGAATCCAAAGGATGAGACGCTTGATTATTCTCATGCCTGCAAAGCCTCTTTCATCATCTTGGCCATGGTTTTCCCGGATGGCCCTTTTGTCTCCATTAGCTTGATTTCTTCTGTCTCGTTGGTTGCGAGCTTCCGCAGGTCGTCTGTCAATTCGCGTATAACATCCTCTGGGTCGTGCTGTATTCTCCACAGCCGGACAGCGTCGTCTATGATCTTGCGGGCTATGGCCTTTGCCAATTGCGCCGCTTCTTTTGCCGTCGAGCCGATGGCGACTTCATAGGGTAGCTTGTGAACGTGAACTCCTAGCCAAGAGGTCAGGTTCAAAAGCCAGTCGGGGTCGGCGTTGGCTTCTTTGGCCTCACCCACGAACCCCGCCGCTTTTAGGATTGCGTCAATTTGCCGCAAATCCCATCTGGTAACAATCTTCGAAGTAGTGAGAAGCCGGACGATTCTTTTCAAGTGCATTACGGCGTCTTTTTCAATTGACGTCGATTTAGCCGCCTGTAATGCAATATCGCATTCACCCATAATCTCAAGGGTGATGCGAGGCTTGATTGTGAACCGTCCGACTTTCATTAGGTCGTAGTAGTCACCACAAGGTTAGGTGAAGCCACAGCCAAAACTGTGGCCGTCACGTTTGACGAACCGTCAGCCACCCACGTCATCATACCTTTGTTTTCTGATGCGTTCGAGTCGCCTACAGTCAAGTCGCCTGTGCTTGAGCTTGCCCACGTTGAACGGCGCGAAACCGGTATTACGTAGACGTTTGAAAGTTTTGTGATAACGGCGTCGTCTACCGCAATCGCCTGAGTCGTACCGAACATACCCCGCGTAAACGTGCCTTCGATCTCGGTAGCGGAAACAGCGGTTTTCGCGGTAAGCTGAATCACCTCTGTGCCGATGTCGAAATAGTCGCCGACTGACCATGTGGTCGCATCTGCTATGCCGTCTACGTTGAAAGTCGCGGTAGTCGCAGTGATGTCGCCGGCTTCGTTCAGCGCACCTGTATTAGTTGACAGGTCGTAGTATGCTGCGTGCGAGTATACCTTTACGACTCGTGAACTCGTCATGGTCATCGCTGACTGATGCTTGTGCGGTGCGCGGCTCAGACGTTCAGTTGTGATGAACACATGTTTAGGTGCCGATTCAACTGCCGAGTGGTCGCCGAACAGACCGTAGGTCAAGTCTGCGCTAACGTCTTCATTTGGCAGGATGCGGAAAGGCACCACGATTGACCGTGCGCCGTCTCGCTTGCCCATAATCTGAACCTGTGAAAGGTCAGGGACAGCCTGCCAGAACATGATATCATTCGAGAAGTCGTCTGCGTCCACACCTACAGGGTGCAGAATCAGCTCAACTGAACTATCGAACATGTCGAGCGAGCGTGAGCCAAGACCCCATGCCAGTTTCGCCCCGTCTATGATCGGGTATACCTGCGGGCCTGCAATTGTGTTGAACAGGTGCGGGAATTTCGTCTCATAGAACTCGACGTTTACCGTCGGAGCAGCCCCGCTCTTATTCAGTGCGGTTATTCCGACGAATTGTGCAGTGTCCGATACCTCGCGATAGGAAAGCCCTAAAGTTACGGCCGTCGTGTCCTGTTTTGTGTATCCACCTGATACCCCGTCAAGTTTGACGTCGTACTCGGTGAAAACAATGTTTTGCTTATTGTTTGCCATTTTAACTCCTTACTGTGTACTCTACGAGCTGATCGGCTATCCAAAGGTTGCCGAATTGGCTTGCGTAGCCTTTGAAACCCCCAACCGCGCGCCACCTGAGAAAGTCTAAACTGCCCAGTGTTGTCGTCGCTTTGAGGTTGTGTAAAATCACGCCGTCATTGCCGCAGAGCGTAAGCCACCACGTCTTTAATTGTTGCAAAGCCTCGTCCGGCGTCGGTGCGACACTCCACATCATCGCGCGGCCTTCCTGAATTGCGCCGAACGTCGCATTATGCACGTCGTCATCTGGCAGGTCGTCGATTTTGATTAGTACATTCCTGAAACCTTGAGCGCTGACAATCGCCTCTTGATCTGGGGCGGTTATCCCTTGGCCATATGAAGTCTCGACCAAAAGCGAAGGGTAAGCAGTGTTAAACGCTTCGGCCATGTCGTCGATAATAGATGTATAACTCACGCGACACCCCTGAGCGCTCGCGCATAAGCAAACCACATTCTGCGCTGCACTTCGACGTCTTTAAGTATCCGCTCAAACCACTGTGCGCCGTTTGGGAAGCTTGTAAGGTTTCCTTCTTCTACCGCCTCACGATATGCGGCGCTGTATCTTGCACGATTACCTTTACCCCGTGCACTCCGTCTTGCTGTTGCAGATATCAACGATAAAAGACGCGCCATGGCCCCGCCTGTAAAATGGTGCCGCTTTGCGTATTTACCGGATGCGCCTTCAAGCTGCCCATATTGCGCTTTTACATAATCTTGTGTTTTCTCGTCGCCAAACTTGAGAGCGACGCCGCCGTCTAGCTCTATCACCTTGCCGGATCTTCTCAAAGCCCCGGTGTCAATCGGTACAAACGGCAATACGTGGGCTAAGCCGACGTTTGCCGCAGCTCTCAACGCCTTAACCTGCATAGATTGCAGAGCGCGCATGATCTTCGCTTCATCCATTCGCGCCTCGAATCATGCCTTCCTCTCGCAGTAGATACACGTTTATGCCGGCCATCCCGCCGCGTTGCTCTACCCTGTAAGGCTTCATCACCCCGTTGCCGTCGTCAGAGATGACAAAAGCACCGCTCTTTATGGATTCTGTCGAAGTAAATTTACCTTGGTACGCCACTGCGTCGCCTTGCTTGTTTTGCAGGACGAGAGATTTCATAGACCATGTAATGGCCTTAACTGGGGCGGCCTTTACATATTGTTTATTCACTAAGTTGGCCCGGTAAAATTTCACGCGGCCCCCAGTAGGTCGGCGGCATCGTCCATAAATTGCACAGGGTAGGGCGTGACAATATGCCTGCAATTGAACTTCCAAAGGTGAGTTTCTTTGTCGGCTTTGATTTCTTCGACGGTCTTTAATGAAGCAGCGCCCGGCCATCGCTTCGAAAGTATGTCGCGGCCTTCGCTTGAAAAAGCAACAATCTTACCCTCCCATGGCTTGCAAGAATCCGTTGCGCCGTGGCTCGATATCTTGCCGGTGTAAATGCCGGATTCCGCTGCGTCCAATTGGGTCACCGTTCGGTGAATATCCGCAGAAGTGGTATTTGCGCGCCCGTCAAGGTACGTATTCAGGGGGTAGTTTTTACCGTCGCGATATTTCACAGTGTCGCGCCCGCCATATTTAGCAGTAAGATCAGACCACGCTTTCTCGATATCCTGCGCACCGGTTGTTCTTGCGGTTATTGATTCTGTCTTTAACTGTCTCAGGCCTAATTCAGCCGCAACCGCTGATACAGATTTATCGGCTGCCGCCGCTCGTAACGCCTTTGCCTTTTCTTTGAGGTTGATGTCCATTGATAGCATAAAGCCGTCGATATTGCGCACGATCTGGGATCTCAGGTTTTCTATGAGCCGGTTGCTGATTTGGCGCGATACTTTAACTAACCCGCCATCGATGTACTGTCGCAGAGACCTGATGAACTGATCATGAGCTTCGGCGGCTATTTGCTCCATCGTATCGCCTGCGAAGAATCGTAGAATCGGCCGGCTCAAGGTGTTTTCGTATTTCTTTAATGCCGCCTCAAACTCCTGCTGATTTTTTGACAGAATCCATGCGGCATCGTCGATCTCTGCATATCGCCTGCGGATGTCATTTACCGCGCGCAGCATGTCGTTCTTTTCCTCACGGATGGCCCAATCTGACTTTTTAACGGCCATAGTATGCCCCGCTACGGTTCCAGAACTCGTCGTTTATTTTGATCTCCTCGCGGTATTCGCCCCGAACTTTCTCAACCAAATATTTAGCGTCTTCGTCTAAAGTCGGGTTGCTTATGTTCTGAATGACAATTTCGCCATCGTCGAACGATGTGCGAGTTAATTCGCCTATCACTTTTGCCCGGTCTCGCATGTCCATCACCTTCATGAGGTGAATCGACTGGAGAATCGCCGCTTTGTTTAGGTCTGCGTTTGTGGGGAGCCATAAAGAGCCATCCTGGTTGAGCTGTTTATGATATCTCACAATGTCTTTTGTAGCTTTGACTACACACCGCGTTTGCTCGTCTGTCGCTGTCGCTGTGGTAAACGTAATTGCGTCGTTATCGGACGCTGCCTTAGCCAATGTCGGGTAAAAAGTGATTTCAACCGTCCCGCCGTTATAGACCGCCCCGATAACTGTGTAAGTCGTCGCCGTGCTGTCGTTTGCGATAGTGAATTTGTCACCCGCTGAGATAGGGTTTGCAGAATCCTGAAACCCATCAACGGACATCGACCTACTGCTCACAGCATAGCCAGCGGCGTTATTGATTGCGCCGATCAGGTCTATGCTGGCTGATTGTAACCACTGACGCTCGCCGTTAGCGAGTGCATAGGTGGTTACTTCAGCGATGGTGCAGTAGGTCGATTCCATCTTATATGGTTACCCGATCAACAGAGCGATGTGCTCAGACTGAACAGCCTTGACGCCCCATGCGAGCGCGACTTCTATGTGGATCTGGCGGTACTGTTTCCAGAGCGAGATTTCAAAAGTCAGGCCCGTATTCGGGTCGGTCATATACATACGGTCGGCAGCACCGTCGCCTTCGATGGGGGCCAAAGGCGCACGAGCGATAAGCTTCAGGGCTGAGCGAGAAAACCCGACGTTCGGGGTGTACGAGCCGCCAATTGTCATCTCGGTTGCGTCTGCGATTGTTGCACGAACGCCCGGATTGCCGATGACGATATCACCTGTGGTCGAAGTCAAACCAGTGTTCACAATGTACTTATTGTTTGCGTCTGTTGCAAACGTAACAACGTCGCCGGCTTTAATACCAGTCACGTTGACAGTGCCGCCGTCGAGAGTCAGAGTAGTTTGGCCCACTACTTCGCCTGAACCGTTGTTGATATCGTAGCCTGTACCCGCGCCCGCTGTGTGAAGAGAGATTTGGCCAGATTCGTACACCTGAAAACCATGAACAGGAAGCAGTGTGCCACCGCGCAGGGTTTGGTCAGAACCGGCATATGAAACTACACCGAGGTTTGCGAGAGTTCGCATTTTCGCGCCCGCTGCGGTGTTAATCACCATAGCACGGTCAGACATTGGCGCGCCGTTGTCGTCAAGGATGCGGCGAATTTCTGCCATATCGATGAGAGACGAACCAAAAGGCGTTGTGCCCGCTGTGCCGTATGCGCGTGAAGCGTGTGTGTAGGCTTCTACGAAAAGGTCGGCTTCGATCTCATTTACCAGAGCGCGGAACGCCTGAGCGAAACGCTGAGTCTGAATCGTACCGTAAACGCCGCCTATACTGCGCTGCTCTTCGCCTGTCCACATGATTGGCACCATTTTTGACTTGCTGATGGTCGCGTCTGTGTAGGTCATTGTTTGACCGCCAGAGTCTGGGGCATAAGCGCCCGCTGTGATGCTGGTTGTCGATGCTGTAGGCGCGATAGGTGTACGGATAGTTTGACCAACCGCCGCCTGCTCTGCGCTTGCGTCCATCGTCGCTGCCGGGATAAAACCGGTCAATTCACGGGATACGATTTCCCACGCGGTATATGCGTTCTTAATCAGGCCCGTCAGTGTGTTTGCACTTGCCATTATTTCCTCACTTGTTAATCAATCACCTTCCCGCCGTCCTTTATGAATGCAGCCTGAGCCGCAGGGGTCTGCGCGAAAAAGTCGGTTCTATTCATCTGTTTCGATTGTATGCTGGCAGTCCCGCCGGCTGAACCTGCGCCTGCGGAGAGTGTATTTTGCAGCAAAATCTTGTTGTCATCGCGAGCAATCCATTTCGAATATGCCTCTGCGATATCCAACTCTTGCCCGTCGATTTCTGCAACGGTGAGAAATTCACCATTCTTCTCGATGAGCTTTGGCTTTGCTTCTGCGTTGAACAGTGTTGCGGCTTTGTTGATGTCAAGCAAGCCCTTGGTCTGTCCTAGTGCCTTAAATACTGAATTGTTCACCTTTTCAGAGTGAAGACTTGCGCGAAGGCGTTCAGCCTCTGCTTTGTGCTTCTCTGCTTCCTTGGCGACACGTTCT